GAACAAAACGAACAAGTGTTCCTTTTGTTGAACAAACACGAACAAATGCGAACAAAAGTGAACAAACACGAACAAAACGAACTGTAACTGTTACTGATACTGTTACTGGTACTGTTACAGTACCAGTAACAAATAAGCCGCCGGACGGCACTGCCCCCAACGGGGCAGCACCACCGGCTAAACAAGAAGTGGGCGATGTTGTGCCATGGGATGCGGTTGACTTTGATTTGGTATAAGAGAGGGCGTGGAAATAATGCGGTATCAATTACAGCAGGCGGACTTGTATGCCTTTGCAAATCGGCAGGGCATTGAAACCAGAGTCCGTGGAAATGAGTTACAGTTCAAGACGTGTCCCTACTGCCACTCCAGCAAAAATGACCAATGGTCATTCAGTATTAACATGGAGTCCGGTGCATATCGCTGCCCACGGGCATCCTGCGGTCGTCAGGGGCATTTTGTGGAGTTGGCAAGGGACTTTGACTTCCAGCTGCAAACGGACGACACAGGGACGTTTAAGAGCCTTCCACAGGTACGGTTGATTACCAGTACACCAGCAGAGCAATACTTATTTCGCAGAGGTATCAAAAAAGAGGTTACGCAGGCTTACGGCATCACAACCACCAAGGACGACCCCAACCAGCTGATTTTCCCGTTTTACCGTCCGGTCACAGACACGAGCGGCAACCGCTACAATAAACTGGAGTTTGTCAAATATCGCCTGATTGACTACGACAAGGCAAAACACAAGTCCAAAGAGTGGTGCGAGAGTGGATGCAGACCAATTTTATTCGGGATGGATCACTGCGACCCGACCAAAAACAAAACACTGGTGATTACAGAGGGGCAGATTGACAGCTTATCCCTTGCAAGTGCAGGGATTCCCAACGCTGTCAGCGTGCCGACTGGAGCAAGAGGGTTTACCTGGGTTGAGCACTGCAGGGACTTTGTGGAGCAGTTTGACACCATCGTGGTATTTGGTGACCACGAGCGGGGCGGAATCACGCTTGTAAAAGAGATTCGGGAGTTATTTCCAAAATGCAAGGTGCGTTCCGTCCGTCCGGGAGATTATCTGCTTGAAAAAGACGCAAACGACATCCTGCAGGCTTATGGAGAGCAAGCGTTACACCATGCGGTTGAGCAAGCAGAGGTATTCCAACCACCGACCATCAAGGACATGGCAAATGTGCAGGGAATCGCTCTCAACGATGTGCCGCACTTTAAAACCATGCTGCCAAAGCTTGACCAGACCATTGGCGGATTTTACGAGGGACAGCTGATTGCCCTGACTGGCAAATGCGGCACGGGAAAGAGCACACTTGCCAGTATGTTTGCAGTCGCTGCCCTCTGGCAGGACTGGAACGTGCTGGTTTATTCTGGCGAGTTGGCAGATTACGAGGTCAAACGCTGGATGGATTTTCAGATTGCCGGCGAAAAGGCAATCAAAGAACGTGTTTATACCGATTCTGCCGGGTTTTACCTCGACACGGAGCAGGAGCAACAGCTTGCGGACTGGTATCGCCACCGCCTGTTTATCATGGACAATCTTGCACTGGCAGAGAAAGACAACATGGACATCGTTTCAGAAATCGAAGCGGCTGTCAGAGTGTATGACGTGCGGTTTGTGCTGGTGGATAACCTCATGACGGCAATTGCCGAGGGGACGGACATGTACATAGAGCAGAGCAAATTTGTAAAAAAACTAAAACTGCTGGCAAGCAAGCTGCAAATTGTCATTTTACTGGTTGCCCACCCCAAAAAAACCAAATCTAAGGAGTTAGACGTTGACGAGATATCTGGCTCTGGCAACATCGGCAACCTGTCAGATACCGTTATCATGTTGGATAGAGATACCACCACCAAAGACGACGGCGAAAAAATTACACGGACGCTGCTTGCGGTGAAAAAAAACCGTGCAACGGGTATTTTATTGCAAGAGGACGACCGCATCCAGCTGCGACATAGCCGTAAATCCAAGCGATTGTATCAGGTTGGAGATAAAGGTATTTGTCAATTCCCGTTTAATCTGGATACGGCTAAAAAAGAGGTTACAAAACTACCGTTTTAAGGAGGCGATTGCGTGACACTGGAGGATTTAGATAAGATGGCGTACGAGTTGCAGCCGCTGCCAGAGGGGTTGCAACTGCCGGAAACTTATTACTTTTTGACGATGCGGACGCTATACACCTTGTATGCGTTCCGGAAATTGTCTGCAGAGCAAGCAAAACAGGAAAAAAAGCAGGTTTTGCATCAGTATCGGGATTTTGAGTTGCTTCAAAAAATCGGAATGCAGGAGCGGCAGATACTGGACAACATCCGCAAAAGTGGAGCGTATTACAGTAAAAATGGCTGTCCGACCTGCAAGCAGCTTGCAAATCAGCTGTGTGGGCTGGCAATCAGAGAGGAGGGGCACCAATGGGAGAGCTGCGACCCTATCAAACCGACCTTGTCAACCGATTGAGCCAATCATGGCGAGCCGGACACAAAGCCCCGTGCATCGTGCTGCCGTGTGGCGGTGGTAAATCGGTGATTGTGGCAGAGATTGCGAAACGTACCACGGAAAACGGCGGAAATGTGCTGTTTTTGGTGCATCGAAAAGAGTTGTGCGACCAAATCCGCAACACCTTCCGGTGGTGGGGCGTGGAGATGGATTTGTGCAACGTCATGATGGTGCAGACGGCGTCCAGACGGGTGCAAAAGCTCACCTATCCGACGCTGATTATCACCGATGAAAACCACCACAGCAAAGCGGCAACCTATCGCAAAATATATGACGCATTTCCGGCAGCGTATCGGGTGGGCGTGACAGCAACGCCAATCCGGCTGGATGGGTCTGGTCTGGGTGATGTCAACGATGATTTGATTGTCGGAGTGACAGCAAAATGGCTGATTCAAAATAATTGTCTTGCACCGTATGACTACTACGCACCAAAAATACTGGATACGGCGGACTTGCACACAAAGCGTGGCGAGTACGACATGGCAGAGGCAGAGCAGATGATGATGTCCAACAAATATATTTTTGGGGATGTCATTGCACATTATCAGACCTATGCAAAAGGTAAAAAAGCCGTCTGCTATTGCGTATCCATCCGATACTCACAGATGATGGCAAAGATGTTTTGCGATGTTGGTATCCCAGCACAGCACCTGGATGCAAAGACACCGAAAAAAGAGAGAGATGCAATCATTGCAGACTTTCGGAGCGGCAAAATCCAGATTCTTTGCAACGTGGATTTGATTTCGGAGGGGTTCGATGTTCCAGATTGCGGCTGTGCAATCTTACTCCGTCCGACGCAATCCCTAACGCTCTACATCCAGCAGTCAATGCGATGTATGCGGTATCAGCCGGACAAGCGAGCGGTGATTCTTGACCACGTTGGCAACGTCAAGCGGTTTGGAATGCCGGATGCAGATAGGGAGTGGTCGCTGGATGGACGTAAAAAAGACGACAAAGGATTTCAGATTGAAACCTGCACGTACTGCTATTATAGCTTTCCGAAATATGACAAGAATGGAAAAGTGGTTAAAAAATGCCCGAATTGTGGCGAGCCACTCCGGGCAGAAGAAGAGCGACCGCTGGCAGAGCCAAAAGGGCAAGAAGTACATACGGAAATCAAACTGGAAAAAGTCACAGATGTGCCCGTTATCCCAGCAATGCCGTCGCAGTGCAAGACGTTTGCAGACCTTGCAACATACGGCAAGGCAAAGGGGTATAAGCCTGGGTGGGCGTATTACATGGCAAAACGGATGGGCTTACCAGTCGGGAGGACAAAGCATGACGCAGGAGCATAACATCCAAAATCAGATTCGGGCGGCAGTGTCGGAGTATTGCGTGATTTTCCGTGTCAACGTGTGCAGCGGTCGCACGTTGGACGGGAGATGGATTACGTCGGGCGTTCCGGCAGGGTTTTCCGACTTGTTTGGTGTCCGCAAATCGGACGGCAAAGCAGTCTTTATTGAGGTAAAAACGCCAAAAGGCAGAGCATCCAAAGCACAGTTGCATTTTATAGAGATGATGCAAAAAAACGGTGCAATCGCTGGAATTTGCAGGAGTGCGGAGGATGCAACGCGGTTGGTGACAGAAGGGGAGCGGGAAAATGAAGCACAATCTTAAAGAGCTTGACGAGGGGCAGCTGCAAACAATGTGGTCTTTTTTAAAGCTGCAACCAAAAAACACCTGCACCAAAGAGGATGTCAGGATATTAAAAGAGCACCTTGACATTATCCGCCAAGCAATGGTACAGAAAACAGCTGGTCAGAGAGATACTGACCCGGATACATATGTTGATTTTGTCGAGATTGGCACATATATCAATTTTGTTGTGATTGAGGCGTTGCAATTGCGGATATATGGCGGTTTAGACGCGTTGGAAGAGGTGCTGCCGGGTGAGTAAAGAATTGAGAGATTGGTATGCCCAGCATGGGATTTGTGCGGAGTGTGGGCGAGAAAGTGCGGCTCCACACAGAAAATATTGCTGGGAGTGTTTATACAAACGCAATGAAAGACACCACAAATACATTGCAAACATGTCGGAAGAGCGGAAGCAAGCGGAAAGAAAAAAAGCTTGTGAAAGAACTAAAAAGAAATATGCTGAGCGGAAAGCTGCCGGAAAGTGCGTCTATTGTGGGAAGAAACCGGCGGCATCTGGTAAAGTTGCATGCGTGATGTGCGCAAAAAAGGACGCAAAAAGGCACACAGAAAAGAACCGGAAAATGGGAATTTTGCCAAAGTATATGTTTGGCGATGGATACCACTGTGTAACCTGTGGCAAGGATGTTGATAACGGCAAAAAGCAGTGTGATGAGTGCTATAGCAAATCTGTGCATGCTTTGGAGATTGCGAGAGGAAAAGTAAAAGACGGCTTTAGAAGTCATAAGCTTGTGCTTGGTAAAACGGGAAGGAAGACATGAACATGAACAAAATCAACGCCACGCAAATCCTACCAATTGCCATGATACTGCTGGATGTTGGTGCAGCAGCGGTTTGTTTGTGGCATAAAGACCACAGACGGGCGGTTTATTGGTTGGCTGCGGCGGTTTTAAATGTCACCGTTACATTTTAATCGCAGTGAAAGAAACGAAAGAATCTGAAAGAAAGAGAAAGGAAAAACAAAAAATGAAAGCAAAAATGGAATTGAATGATGCACTTGAAATTCTTCATGCTGAAGAACGCACACGCACTGGAAGAAAAATACACGTAAAATGGACGCTTGCGGCTGAAAAAGCTGCAATTCCGGGAGAATATATTGTAACCTATCATTATTGGTGGAATGATGAAGAATGGTCTGTCTTTTCTGGATTTGCAACATTTACATACCTTGAAACGTGGATAATACGCGGATATAATGCATGGGATAGTTGCTATTTGGATAAGTATCCGCTCGAAGTTTCTTCTGGAAAGTTGGAAAGTGGAAGGCGTGTTGATGTAATTGCGTACATTCCAATGTTCAAGCCTTATTCTAATCGTCTTGACAAGTTGAAAAAGGAAGTTAAAAAATTGAAGAAACAGTACGGGCTGGAATGAAAGAGAAAGGAAGAAAATCCATGAAAGTCCAATCAAGATTGAAATCTTGCCCATTCTGCGGCAACAAGAACGTAAAGCAGGTGACAGCACCTTTGAGAGGTACACAGATGTTTATCTGTAACGTATGCGGTGCGGATGTTTACTTTTTTGGTGATGCGAAAGCAAGAGTTGCATGGAACCGGAGAAGTGAAACGGAGGAGTCAAAATGAACGACATCGAAAAGAAAATGGAAGCCCTGAAAGCGGAATTTTTGGGGAAGCTGGAAGAACTGGAGAAAGAAGCAGAGATGCAAAAGAAACAAGAAGAGCCGAAGCCGTGGAAGCCGGAAGTTGAAGAAAAATATTTTTATATCGGCAACACTCTTGAAACTGGAAAGCATTTTAATGAGGGTTATCCTGTAGATGATAAACTTATTACAGTAGGCAACTGTTTCCGCACAAAAGAGCGTGCTGAACAAGTCGCGGAGAAAATACGGTTGCTGTTACGGTTGGAGCAGCTGCATGATATGCTCTGCCCGGACTATGAGCCGGACTGGAGTAATGAGGATGAACACAAATTTTATCTTTTTTATGACAGAAAGACAGGCAACTGGAAATATACGTACTGGAGTGCTTTTGATTTTCGCGTTGGGGAATATTTTGACACTGAGAAAAACGCCGAAAAAGCAGCGGAAATTCTGAACAAGGAACTGGGGGAATCAAAATGAAGAACCCAGCCTTGCAGCGGAAAAACCTGTACAACAAGCACGAGGTCGAGTATAGTCACAAAATGGCTATCTATCAGGGCATGGCGATGGTATTCGTTGCGTTGGAGTGGCACTATGGCTGGAAAGAGAAGCGGTTGCAGCGGCTGTTTGACAATGTGCAGTCCATCGCTGAGATACCGCCGATTTTTGGCAAGTCGCCCGACATACTGGAACAGATGCAGCATTTTAAGCATGATTACCAGATTGATTTTACAAAAATCAAATTACAAGTAAAGGGGAAAGTAGAGCAATGAGCAAGGTGTGCAAGCGATGCGGGCAACCACTGCCAGACAATGGGCTTGTGACTTATGTAAACAAGCACACCGGACGCACCACTAAAAAGCGTGATAGCTACTGCAAAGCGTGCAAAAAGGTTGTGCGGTCTGAGTACTACAAAGCACATAAATCCAATCTACAGGACAAGACAGGAGCGGCACGCAAGCAGCTAACGCCAAGCGTCCGGCACAGCAATGTCAACGACTGCTATGTAAATCTCGCTGCATACATCGTGCGGTCAACCATGGTAGAGTACGAGCACGCCTTACAGAGAGACAACGGAACACCGGAATCTCTGCACCGTATTGAGACGATAGAGGACGACTTGCTGAGTATCTACTACAGCGTTTTGACGATGCAAGCGTTGGATTTACAGCAGTATTGTGCAAATAAACGCAGGGCGTACAAAATCGGCACTTGCACAAAACCACAAGATATGGTATAATTAGAATGCAATTTATCAACATTTTGTGGAAAGGGTTGTTGAAAGCTATGACGAAAGAAGAGTTAATGCAGTGTCGCTCGAAGCAAAAGGAATTGATACAGATTGACGACCGGATTGACAAGCTGCGAGCAGATGCACGTAGCACCAAGGCAATCTGTTACAGTGATGAGCCTAAGCATCGCGGCGAACCGATACCAGCCGTGCAGACCTACATAGAACGGTTGGAGGAGCTGTCAGCCCTTTACGAGGCAAAAAAAGCAGAGTTGCAAACCAGTATTATCCGTGTAGAGCGTGCAATTTTGTTTTTACCGTCTGATCACGCAGTGCTGATGCGACTACGGTATATTGACGGCATGCGGTGGGAGGATGTCAACGACAAACTATTTATTTCAGAAACAAAATCCAAACGCCTGCACCGTGAGGCGTTAAAAATGCTGGAAGATAAAAAATAAGTCCAAAAAAGCCCAAAAAAGCCTTTTAATGCCCTTTTTGTTGTGCTATAATAGTAGCATAGAAAAATGAAATCCGGTAGGCGTTCCCTGCCGGATTTTTTTATTTACAGTAACGGAGTGGAGGAAATGGCGAATGAGAAGAACTTAATTCCGATGAATGAACGTACAGAGGAAGAACAAAGAGAAATTGCAAGGAAAGGCGGCATTGCGTCAGGAGCGTCCAGACGGGCGTATAGAAGCTTGAAACAAGCCGCGAAGGCATTTTTTAAGGAAAACGATGACGCTGCTATGCGGATGATTCAAGCCCTTTACGAAGAGGCTGAAAAAGGCAATGTGAAAGCAATTGACAAGTTGCAAGACCTCATTGGTGAAACCGTACAGCGAGAAGAACTTGCCCTCAAGAAAAAACAGTTTGCCCAGCAGAACGGACAAAAAAGCGTTGCAGAACTGCCACAACTCTTGCAGGCGTTGCAGGAGGATGATGCAGAGTGACGTTTACAAAGCTATCCAAAAAGCAAAAAACAGTCTTTCGGTGGGCATACAAACCGGACACATACGCCTTAATTTGTGACGGTTCTGTGCGGTCTGGCAAGACGGCATCCATGGCATGTGCGTTTATCCTGTGGGCAATGGCAACATTTGACCGTGCACGGTTTGGCATCTGCGGCAACACGGTACAATCTGCAGAGCGCAACATCATCATGGAGCTGTTGCAGATGGCAGACATCACGCATTATTTTAACGTGTCCTACATTGGCGGCAGCAAGCACATCTTAACCGTCAAAGGCGGCGGCAAGCAAAACCAATTTCACGTCTTTGGCGGCAAGGATGAGGCGTCTTATAAGCTTGTACAAGGCATCACGCTGAGCGGCGTTCTTTTCGATGAGGTTGCCTTAATGCCAGAATCGTTTGTCAATCAGGCAATTGCCCGAACGCTGTCTGTTGGGGATGCAAGGTTGTGGTTTAACTGCAATCCGGACAATCCACAGCACTGGTTTTATCAGCAATGGATTTTAAAGGCGGACAGCGGTGAGCGTAACGATGTTTTACATCTGCATTTCACGATGCAGGACAACCCCATCATGACACCGCAAAAAATCCAGCGTGCAGCGTCTGTATACCCTGCCGGAGCGTTTTATGACCGCTATGTATTGGGCTTGTGGCGAGTGGCCGAGGGGCTTGTCTATCCGGATTTTGACCCAGCTGTTAGCGTTGTTCACGATTACAAGCCGTCCGAGAGGGCGGTTTTTTATTTGTCCATCGACTACGGCACACTAAATCCGACCTCTATTGGACTGTGGGCGGTCGAGGATGATTTTGCAGTACGCATTAAAGAGTCTTATTACGATGCACGCAAAGCGGGCAAGCAAAAGGATGACGAGCAGCATTATCAGGAGATTGCAAGGCTTGCAGAGGGCTACGACATCCAGCAGATTGTAGTAGACCCATCTGCGGCAAGTCTGATTGCCTGCATCCAGCACCACGCTGTCTACAGCGTCCGCAAAGCAAATAACAGCGTAATTGATGGTATCCGGTACACGATGACCTTGTTAAAACAAAAGCGGATTCTGATTGCAGATACTTGCACGGACGCTATCCGGGAGTTTGGCTTGTATCGGTGGGACGATAAAAAGCAGCAAGATACCGTCATTAAAGAAAACGACCATGCGATGGACGACATCCGGTATTTTTGCTATACCATTCTGCGACATTTTGGATGGCGAACAGATGATTGGGGGTGATTTTATGATTAGTTACGCAGATATTGAGGCCGCACTTAATATCAAAACAGCAATATCCCCACTAATGAGGGGATACATTGAGCAGTGGGAAACGCTGTTTTCCGGCAATTCTGAAAACCGTGAGCAAAAAGACGGCTTACATCTTGCAGCAGCAATCTGCACCGAGTTTGCACGGTTGATTTTTGCAGAGTCAAAAATAGAGATTACCGGCAACAGCAAGACGGCGGGCTATTTGCAAGCCATGATAGACAACCACCTGTCAGCATTGCAAACCGGCTTTTCAGCAGGGCTTGCCAGCGGTGGCATGGTAATAAAGCCATATTTTGCAAACGGCGGTGTATCGTTGGAGTGGGTGCCAGTGCAGCGTGTGTTTCCGATTGCATTTACATCTGATCAGTCTATGCAATCCGCCGTGTTTGCGGATACGTTTCGGAGCGGTGCGGACTGGTACACAAGGCTAGAGTGTCACGGCTATGACAGCGACAAAAAGCAGTGCATCATTCAAAATTACACGTATCATGCATACGATGCAGACGCGTTGGGCAGCCCCTGCGAGTTATCAGAAACACCGTGGGCTGGATTAGAGCCGCTAGTCAACGTGCAGTCAGAAACGCCGCTGTTCGGTTTTTTCCGTGTGCCAAAGCCCAACAGCAAAGACCCGACCTCTGCTTTGGGCGTGTCCGTGTTTGCGGATGCACTGCCGCAGATTGTTCAGGCGGATCAATTATGGTCGGAAATTTTGTGGGAATACGAATCAAAAGAAACCGCAGTCTTTGCGACACAGGACATTTTCAACAGATTTGACCGGCTTTCCGCACATGATAAGCTGTTATACAAAAAGATGCTGTCCATCGGGGATGATGATTCTGACAAAATCATGCCGTATTCGCCGGAGATTCGGGATGCATCATTTTTTAACGGCTTAAATAAGATTTTGCAGCGAATTGAGTTTTCTTGTCAACTTGCCTATGGTACGTTGTCAGAGCCTGCAGAGGTCGCAAAAACAGCAACAGAGATTGAATCGTCCAAACAACGCAGCTATGTATTTGTGTCTGCCCTGCAAAAGCAGACAGAATTTGCTCTGCGGCGAGCGATTACAGCAGCAGCAACGCTGGCGTTTTATCATGGTGTTATCCCATCAACAGAGTTTGAGATTGCGTTTGACTGGGGCGATAGTGTGCTGGAAGACGTAAATGCAAAGACACAGCGAGAGTTGCAGTTTGTGCAAGCCGGCATCTTAAAGCCGGAAATTTTCCTGAGCAGCTATTACGGTTGCTCGGAAGAAGAAGCAAAAAAGATGATTCCGGACGCTGGCAGCCCTGAGGATTACAGCCTGTTTGGTGTAGGTGGTCGCTGATGCTGCCGCCAATTTATTATGAAACATGCACGGATGCTGTACTTGCAGTATACGCACGTTTAGAAGATGCAATTCTGTCGGCGATGGTGAAGCGTATCCTGCGAATTGGATTTGTATCCGAGGCAACCAAGCACCAAGCAGAGATGTTACAAGAGGCTGGTTTACTGTATGAGGACATCTTGCAGCTGATCGCACAACGCACAGACGCATGCACAGCACAGGTTAGGGCGTTATTTGAGGATGCAGGCGTGACAGCCGTAGAGATTGACAATCAGGCTTACAGACAAGCCGGAATTGCAACGGTTGACATTCGGCAGTCTGACAGTCTGCGGCAGGTGCTGGAGGCTGGCTTTAAAAAGACCATGGGCGTGATGGACAACCTCACGAAGACCACAGCACTGACCACGCAGCGTGCGTTTTATCAGGCTTGCAATGATGCTTACATGCAAATTACAAGTGGGGCGTTTAGCTATCAAGAGGCAATCCGCAACACGCTAAAGCAAGCTGCAAAGGGCGGCTTGTCAGTCGCGTATCCATCCGGACACGTTGACAAGTTGGATGTTGCTATCCGCCGTGCGGCGTTGACGGGTGTCGGGCAGACAGCTGCAGAGGTCAGCAAGACCAACGCAGAGGACAATGGCTGCTATTTGATGGAGATTACAGCCCACAGCGGTGCAAGACCAGAGCATGCAAAGTGGCAAGGGCAGCTGGTCAGCCTGACCGGGAAAGACGTTGGAAAGATCATAGACGGCTTGAAAGTCTGGTCGCTGCGTGGTATTGGCTATGGTGACGGCGATGGTTTCCGCGGATGGAATTGCCGTCACGATTGGTTTCCGTATTTTTCGGGGCTATCTACGCCAAACTATACCAAAAAAGAATTGGAACAGCTGGACGAAAAGCGGATTGCATGGAACGGTGAGAAATACACTGAATACGAAATCAGCCAGATGCAGCGCGCTGGAGAGCGAAAGATTCGGGAACTGAAACGGCAGACAATGAGCATGCAGCAAGCTGCAAAACTGACAGACAATCCAGAACTGAAAGAAGCTGCCACGGCAGATTATCAGGCAACCGCCGCAAAGCTGAAAGCAGCCGAAAAAGATTTGCAAGCATTTTGCAATCAGACCGGACAAGACCGTGACAGGTTTAGAGAGCAAGTGCTGGGATTTGGCCGGAGCGAGGCACAAAAGGCGGTACATGCAGCAAAAAGAGTGCAAAAAGAGAGCAAAAAGAGTGTAAAAGCGTCTCAGTGAGGTGCTTTTACATGCTTTGAGGAGGATTTGTGATGACAGATAAGGACGAAGAAATCGCTGCAATGCGGAAAGGCACAGAAAGAGATAGGTTTAAAGCAGGAAGTAAGCCTATTTGGACGAGCAAGACAAAGTTGGAATACACGCCTATTTTTATCGGCAAAAGTGGGGCTGTGTATGTTGGCAATGTAAAGCTGGAGGGTGTGCTATACGTTGATAACGTGCAAAACACTCATGGCATCAATACACTTTGCGTTGTGTTTGATACAGACAGGGTGGTTGACATGCGGGGGAAAGAGAGAATGACCTTGTTTGAACCTGACGCCATCGAACTAAGAAAAGTACTTGAACGAATTTTTAGATAAAATCACCACGATCGAGGAGGAATTACAATGGCAGAAACAAAAAATAGTTTGACGTTTGGCGAGGCTTTAGAAGCACTGAAAGCTGGAAAGAAAGTTGCAAGAAAAGGGTGGAATGGCAAGGGAATGTTTCTTTGTTTTGTGCACTGGAAAGACTGGTCTGTAAATCCTGCCGAAACACATAAAACAAACACACATCTTGCACCGTGGATTGGCATGAAAACGGCAGACAATATGTTTGTTCCATGGCTTGCAAGTCAGACTGATATGCTGGCAGAGGACTGGCACATTGTAGAGTAATCATCGCCCCGACCATGGGCAAAAACTGGCGGAGGGTGGAAACCAAGAACAAACAAGCCTGTGGGTACGGCGTTCTTCTATCAGCAAATCAGCATCTGAGCAATCAGGTGCTTTTTTGATAACCAAAAATAGAAAGGAGTTGCGAAAATGGAAGAAGAAACCAAGCAGCAGGAGGCAGAACGGCCGGAAAAGACCTATTCCGCAGCGGAATACACTGCCCTGCAGGAACAGCTTAACGCAGCGAGAACCAGCCTAAATGAAGCAGCGGAAAAGCTGTCGTCCTTTGAAAAGATGGATATTGACGGCATTAAGCAGTCCGCTGCAGACTGGCAGCAGAAGTATGAACAGGCAGAGGCTGACCGCAAAGCAAAGGAATATCGGGACAATGTAGCAGCGTTTGTGCGAAAGCAAGGTATGAAAAATGATGTCTATGCGGAATACCTAACCAACCAGATTATCAGTAAGCAGCTGCAGTTTGACGACAAGGGCAACCTGACAGGCGGTACAGAAACCGTGCAGGAATTAAAAAAGACCTGTCCGGATGCGTTTGCAGCAGAAGAACCGCCGAAGCCATTTCTGGGCAGTACGCCAGGATTTACAAGCACAGGCGATGCGTTTGACAAGCGTCTGCGAAAGATTATGGGCTTGCCGACCGACAACAAATAATGAAAGGATGATATAATAAATGGCAAATGCAATCGAATTGGCAAAAAAATGCGTCACCATGCTGGATGAGGTCTATAAGCAGTCCTCTAAGACCATGGTGTTGGACAGCGGTAGTGATATTGTCACAATGACAAAGGACACCGGAGAATTTAAGATTCCGAAGTATGACATGGACGGGCTGGGCGATTACAGCCGCACAGAGGGCTATGCTGCTGGAGATGTCAAGTTGGAATGGGAAACCAAAAAGCCGAACTACGACCGTGGCAGAAAGTTTGCAGTCGATGCGATGGACGATGAAGAATCTATTGCACTGGCGTTTGGTCTGCTGTCTGCCGAATTTATGCGAACAAAGGTTGTACCGGAAATGGACGCAATGCGGTTTGCACAGTACGCAGGGACAACCGGCATCCAGAAAAAAGCGGAAACCTTTGCAACCGTGACGGACATCACCGAAGCTATCATGACCGCAAACATCGCCCTTGATGAAGCGGAAGTCACCGAAACGGGTCGGTATTTGTTTGTAACACCAACCTTGTTACAGATGATTAACGCCATGGACACATACAAGTCCAAGGCAATGATGGAACGATTTGCAAGCATCGTGACAGTACCGCAGAGCCGCTTTTATACAGCAATTGATACACTGGACGGCAAATCCGCCAGCGAAAAGGCAGGTGGATTCAAGAAAGCGACCGGTGCAAGCGATATCAACTTTATGATTGTTGACAAGGCAGCAGTCTTGCAGGTACAAAAGCACGTTGTATCTAAGATTATTGCTCCGGAAGTCAACCAGTCTATGGATGCATGGGCGTTTTATTACCGCACATATGGCTTGACTGATGTGCTGGATAACCATGCAAAGGGCATTTATTGCTCCTATAAGACCGCCTGAGGGAGTGGATGAAATGAAGACCATCGGCATGAAACCACAGAAAAAGCAAAAACCAAAGCCGGGGAAAAAGCCGGAAACGGAGCGAGAAAAGGCATGATTTATGCAGATTTTCCGTATTATCAAGATTTTTACTGTGGTACATCCATCACGGATGCGGCAGCATTTCGCACGGCTGCCGCCCGTGCATCGGAGTACATAGACAGCATCACGTTTGGACGACTGCGAAACGGTATCCCAGATGCGTACACCGAGCAAGTTAAGAATTGCTGCTGTGCCTTATCTGAGGCGTGGACGTTATTTCTGGACGCAAAAAACGGAATGCTTGCAGGCAGCAAGGGTGCAAAAACTGCCGAAACCATTGGAAAATACAGCGTCAGCTATAGCACACCAGCAGACGTTGTAGCCGCTCTTCTGGACGGCAGCACGGCAGGCTTGCAAAGTTATCAATACCGTATTTGTATGCAGTATCTGGGGCGTACAGGGCTACTATACAGGGGGTGCAACGAGGATTGTATGTAAATAAAATTGGTTGTACCGTCTACGAGCGGACAGCCGGAGCAAACCGCATGGAAACTTACATCCGGCATTTTATCCCATCCATATATTGGGAAGATGCAGCCGGTCAAACGCAATCCGGCACGGCAATGCAGCAGCAAAACACGGTATTTTGCGTGATTCCTGCCACTTCCCTGTCCGATTATCTGCCAAAACGGGACGATTTGCTTGTCTGTGGCCGCTGCGATGATGCAGCACCACCCGAAACCGCAAAAAGAGTGATGGTGGTAGAAGATTATCGCTACGGCTCTGTGGACGTGCAGCACATCGAGGTGACAGCAGGATGAGTTTGACGTTTAAAATTACTATGCCGCAGGTGCGGCAGCTACAAAAGCGGTTGCAGCCTGTGCAAAAGTACGTGGATAGCGAGATTCTGCGGAAATGTGACCCGTATATCCCGTTTAAAACGGGGATGTTGCGTGATTCGGGCATTTTGGGGACAAAAGTCGGGAGTGGACGTATCCGTTGGCTTGCACCATACGCACGCAAACAGTACTACAAAGGACTGTCGACTGGTAAGCGTGGCAGATACTGGGTAAAACGTGCAATGACCGCCCACGGAGAAAGTATCATGCGAGGGGCACAAAAAAAGCTAAATGGTGGAGGTGGATAATTTGTCAATCGTTGAGGCGGTACGCAACTACATCGCATCATGCCCACTGTTAAAAGACGGTCGGATTTTAGGTGTTGACCGCATTGGAGCGGATGCAATTGAGTACAGCATTGACGTGCTTCCCTGTACACCAGTGCTGCAAAAATACGTGGACGGCTCTAAAATTAAGCAGTTTCAGTTTGCCTTTAGCAGCCGTGAAGCATACGGGCGGGATGTGGTGCAGGGCATTCAAAATTCCGCATTTTACGAAGATTTTGCGGACTGGATTGGACGCAATGACGATGCAGAAATCTATCCGGATTTGGGCGAGTTTCGCCCTGTCCGGACAATTGAATTGACATCGGGCGGTTATGCCATTGATGTCACAGAAACAACCGCACGCTATCAAATCGAACTGCGGTTGACATATTTGGAATCATGGAGGTATTTAAAAAATGGGCGTAGGAATTGACGCACTTAAACTTAAAAAGCGGTCAGAAAAGCTGGCATTTTTGGAAGTCAAGCTTGGTGACAAGGTAACCGGCTATTGCCGTTTGGAAGGCTTTACAACACAGACATTTAACGCCAATGCGAAAGAATTCACCCGTCAGTATGTAGACGAAGATACAGAGCGAACCGATGTTACAGGCTATTCCGAAAGCGTCAACTACAATTTTGACCAGTATATCGGGCAGCCGGCATTGAGCGAAATTGTGAAAATCACGGAAAACGAACTGACCGGAACGGATGCAGTCCGCAACATCTTGCTTGTGGATATGACGTCCAACACATCCGGCGGACAGTATGAAGCAACATTGAGAGCCTATGCGATTGTGCCGTCCAGCAACGGCGACACGACCGACTGCATGACCTATTCAGGCGACTTTAAGTCCAGAGGGGCAAAGAAAGCGGTCAAGGTCACTCTGGACAAAGACTTTGAAAACGCAACCATTGTAAACGCTGAAAAGTAAAAGGAGCGTAACCGATGCAAGACATGTATACAGTAGCTATAAACGGGGTTGCTTTACACGTGGATGCAGAGGATGCAGCATTTATGCAGCGGTATGCCACCGCTGCTGCTGCTATCCCTGACCATCCAATCAAAGACGATGCGGATGGCATCCGGCAGTATTGCAAAGCGTTCAGGGTATTTTTTGACACATTATTCGGTGATGGGACAGCAGCTGCCGTTTTTGCAGATGTCCCCGACAATCGCCGGGAGTACGAAAAAACATTTATGCAGTTACTAAAAGCGATGTTCGAGCAGCGAATTGCTGCAAAATTAAGACTGGTTGAGGCGGTGAAACAATATGCCCCCGGAGAAATGGTATAACATTTTAACGGATACTCTGCCGGACAGCGTGGAGGTGGACGGCGAACGCTACCACATCCATACCAATTTTCGGGATTGGATTTCATTTTTTTTGCTGCACGAAGACAAGGAATTAACGGATGTTGAAAAAATCCATATTTCCATGAACTGGTATATAGAAACGCCGGATAATCGGCTTGCAGCCTATCAGGCGTTGCAAGAATTTGCGGCGTGTCAATCACTGCCAAAGCCAAAAGGGACAGGTACATCCGCACCTGTTTTTTCTTATTTGCACGATAGTCCATACTTATTTGCAGATTTTTTGAGGTTTTATCAAATCAATTTGCAGACCACACAGCTGCATTGGTTTGCGTTTAATGCTCTATTTGAGGGCATGCCAGAGGACAGCAGTACAAAGCAGCGAATCGCATACAGGAGTGTGAATCTGGGAGCAATCAAAGACAAAAAAGAGCGGGCAAGGCTTGCAAAAATCCAGCGGTCAGTTGCAATCCCACGACCGCCAATGACGGCGGCAGAAGTAGGAAATTTATTCGGATAAAAGGAGGTGGGGCAAATGGCAAATGACGGCACGATTGCATTTGATTCTCGGATAAACACCGATAATTTGAACAGAGATTTGTCGGAAATGGAGGAGGCAATCTCAGACGCTGCCACTGCAGCAGAAAAAGAAACCGAACAATCATTTAGCAGCATAAAGTCTCAGGTTGCAAAGTTAGCAGCAACATACAAAGAAGCCGGAATGACTGCTTCAGATGCGATGAAAAAAGCATGGGCGGAAGTAAAAGAAAGTTCCACATCTTTCCAAACAGCAGAAAGAACTGTTTCCGACTTTGCAGACAAGGCGGAAGCGGAACTGCAAAATGTGAGAGAAATTGCAACACAATCTTTCGATGGGATTCCACAGAACGTGGAAAAAAGCCTTGAAGCAGCCAATACTTCTGTAGATCAATTTTCTGGAAAGCTGCAAAATGCCCTTGCTGCCGCTGGTTTGGCATACGGGGCGAAAGAAATCACAGAAGTGGGCACCTCCTATGAAAAAGCCATGAATCAGGTGGCAATCTCTACAGGGGCAGCAGGGCAAGAATTGGAGAATCTGCAGGGCATTGCGTCCAACGTGTATGCAGACAATTTCGGGGAATCCATGGAAGATGCAGCCGCCAGCGTGGCAGAGGTGTACAAGCGGACTGGATTGGTTGGCGAGGAACTGCAAAAGGCAACCGAAGACGCATACACCCTGCAAAATGCGTTTGGATATGAGGTCAACGACTCCCTGCAGGCTGCCACGCAGCTGATGAGCACATTTGGTATTACTGCAGATGAGGCTTACACGTTGATTGCACAGGGTGCACAAAAGGGACTTGACCAAAATGGTGACATGCTGGACACGTTAAACGAGTATTCGGTGCAATTTGCAAATCTGGGTTACTCTGCAGAGGATATGTTTAATATGCTGGCAAACGGCGTACAAAACGGTACGTGGTCAGTCGACAAGCTGGGCGATGCGGTCAAAGAAATGAACATCCGATTAAATGATGGCACAGCAGACAAGGCACTGCAAACGCTGGGATTTAATCTGGACGAAATCAAGGGAAAACTCGCTGCTGGCGGCTCTGATGCACAAGAAGCAATCCAAGGAATCATGACGGCATTGTCACAGGTGGAGAACGAGCAAGACCGCTATGTACTGGGTCAGACGCTGATGGGCACACAGTGGGAAGACATCGGCGAAAGTGCCGTGCAAGCCCTTATGAACACACAAGGCGAAATTTCAACCACATCAGACGCAATGGAAAAGATTTCCGAACAGCAGTTTAGCGACCTGGGCAGCCAATTCGAAAAGCTGAAACGTCAGGTTGAAACAGAAGTTGTGCTGCCTATTGCACAAAAATACATGCCGAAAATCGAAAAAGCGATTGACTACGTATCGGAGCATCTGGACGAAATCGTAGAACACGCAAAGCCGATTGCAACAGCGATTGCGGCAGCGTTTGCAATTAAGAAAATCACGGATTTTGGTAACTCTGCGGTTACGACTGCAAAAACAATCAAAACAGCGTTTAAGGCGTTAAACGCATCTAATCCGCTTGGCTGGATTGCAATTGGAGTGAGTGCCCTTGTGGGGCTGGAAACGGCACTGCGGAGCATGTCCAGCAAACATCAGGCATATTTACAAGGCATCACGGACAAAGCCGCCGAAATCCCTGCAGAGCTGCAAAAATCTATTGATGCAACCAACGAGTTTGCCGACTCTTGGGACAACATCAAAAAAAACATGGACAGCAATTTTACAACAGAGTCGTTTGATTATGAGAGTGTTGTAAAACTCAAAGACTCTTTAGGCGAGTTAATCAATGCGGACGGTACAATCAAAGCTGGAGCAGAGCAAAAAGTATCTGACATTATCGACCAGCTTAACCAGTACGCAGATACAGGGTTGACGGTGTCTGACGGAGTTATCCAAAAAAACGGCGAGGTTGTAGCATCTTATGACCAAATTTCAAGCAGTATTGACAAGGTTATCGAAAAGCAGCACGCACAAAACCTGTTAAGTGTTGCAGAGCAAGGCTATCAAGAGGCGTTAAGTGGCCAACAACAGCTTTTGGACAACGAGACAGAGTATGCAAAAGCACTTGAAGAAACCAGCAGACAAGCCGGAAATGTACAAAAAGAGTTGGATGAGATTTATAAAAACCACTCGCTTGGTACAGATAAAAACGGCGATATTATTGTTGATGCAAGCGTTGCCAAAAGAGTCGAGGAATTGAAATCACAGCTTGATGGATACAACCAAAAAATTGACGAAACCACCGAAGCACGGGCAAAAAACAATGCTGAGTTGGAGACATCTCTTGCATATATCTCCCGATATAAGGGGATGCAAGAGGACTTGCTAAACGGAGATTTTGACAAGGTTGGCGAGGAATTTGCAAAGTTATCATCCGATTTTGTCACTGCGTCCACGGGAACAAGGGAAGAATTGAAACAACAGGTATCTGACTTTCAAAGCCAATACGAAACACTGCTGGAAACGCAGAAAAAAAGTCCGGAATTGGTATCAGACGAGCAATTACAAAACGCACTATATTTATGGAATCAAGCAATCGTGGAGGCGGAAGCGTCCACAGGCGAGCACGCCACAAAAATCGGAACAAACTTTGTTGATACCATTGCAGCCGCTGGGATGAGCCATGACGACCAAATCACTGCTTTAAACACTTATATTCAAAACCGTCTAAACGACGGCGAAAGCCTTAAAAAGATTGCAGATTCCTTAGGCGTAAACTTTACGTCCGACATGGCAGCTGGAGCAGAAAAAGGCGGGTCTGCCCTCGAAGAGGCAGAAAAATCAATTATCAACAGTGCGATGGCAAACGTCCAAAATGACATGTATAGTACTTGCAGCGATACAGGTTATTATTTAGGATTGGGCATTGCGGATGGTATTGATGCAGCAGCAATAGCAATTGCAACGTCCGCTATCAATGGCGTTACTGCTGCAATTGATGCAGCAAAAGCAGCCGGTGCGATTTATTCTCCGTCACACATTATGCGTGACGAGGTCGGTTATATGTTAGGCTTAGGCACAGCAGCGGGCTTGCAAAAGAGTACGCCAGCGGTGCAAGATGCATCTAAAAACAGCGTTACTGCTGCCGTTAATGCAGCAACTGACGTTTTGCCGAATGTTGGCATTACCGCTGAGATTGCACAGGCTCTTGTGCCACAAACTCTGGGCATTATGTCAAATCAGGGCAGCTCTGCGGTATCTGCATATAATCCGGCATATCAGAAGATACAAACGGCAGATATGCAGCAGCAGACAGCTCCAACGCAAAACAATCAGGGCGTCCGTGACATTATTATCCCCGTTAGTATTGGCGATGAAACGCTTGAAACGGTCGTTGTAAACGCCATTACAAGAGCAAATGCAAGCAGTGGGGGGTGGAGCGTGTGATACAGCTGAAGCACAAGAAAGAAGATTACATTGAGGAAATAAGCCCGGTTTACATCCAGCTGATTACTGGCGGCTCTTACGGTATTGCAACAAATTTTAACTGGCAAATGGCAACAACCTTGCAAGACACAACAATAGAGCGAGTAACAAACGGGATTGTTTTTAAGAGTGGAGATGTTGACATCCTGGCACTGGATGAGGATGCACGCATCCGGCTTACAAGCATTGGGCTCCCTGCAGACCACGAAAACGGAAACGCAATCATAACAAAAAATACAGAAGTTTTTACTAAAGTGGATGGTACTGTCAGCAACTATCAAAGCAGTGACGGACGCACCGTCGATTTGAGAACACCAGATTTTTGCTATGATTTAAGTACTGGTAGGATGTACCGTGCAAACAAAGACAGCGACACAGAGCTCCGTGTTTGGACAACAGAGTATCATAACTATTTGATTCATCAATTCACAAAATTTGATGTTTCGTGCACAGAAATTACAAATATTTACGAAAATGAATCAGGGCATACCATCCAATATCCTGTGAGGATTGGCAAGCGTAAAATTGATTTGGAACTAGAATGTAACCTTGACACACTTAACATCTTGATGGATTTTTTCCAGCAATCGGAAATTTTGATGCTATATAAATCTCCGACAGATGCAGTGGAGCAGTTTGGTATGTTCCGAAAAACATCTGACATCCAAGTGCAAACAATCTCAAAAAATCCGCATTATTACAATAACCCGTTTTTATACCAAAAGCTGGAGGATGTCACAAACAACGGATATTTTTATGAGTTGCAGGAATTGCAAAAAGGCGAAAATCAAACTGGTATCTATTATATTTCTGTCAGCCTAGAGGAGGTGTAAACCATGGTGATTTACGAGCATGTAAAGGGCATTCTCTCCGTTCCCTGTTATCTGGATGACGGCGATTATGCCGGATATACAACGGACATTGCTTTTACCGATTCTGATATTATCCGGAATAGCTGTTCCATCAAATCCTCTGCCTGTGACAGCAGCACCTTTTCACTTGGTAGCGTCCGCCCGGCAGAACTATCCATTCAGCTGCACTTAGAGCAAGACGGCATCAATGCATATAACTTGTATGGTGCAAAAATCATTCTGTACAGCTGCTATCAAAAAGAGCCTAAGCCGTCAGATTGGATTTTCCGTGGAATGTTCTGGGTGACATCTGTATCCCGTAAAAAAACGCTGTACACG